CGCGGGCGCGGGCGCGGGCGCGGGCGCAGGCGGGGTGCCGGCGCCACGGACACACCGACGACTCGCCTCGGTGTGTCGTCTTGAACGACGTTGATGTTGGCATCCTTTAAGAAGTTTTGAATGTTGGCAGGAGTGCTCATAATATATTACAAGAATTTATTCTTCTAGGACGTCCACCCCGAAGATGAACGGTTGGCTCGGTAAGATGGCGCCTCTGTACTCGAGGGACGCCACCCGCACTTCCAAGTCTCTGGAAGAGAACGGTCCCTGGTAGAAGTCCTCGTTGAACTTTGGCTTGCCGAGGTTGTTCGTCGTGCAGTGCGCTTGGAATTGCGCCACGAAATCTCTCTGTGGGATGTACAAGTCCTTCCCGAACTTGACGTTCGATTGCTCCAAGAAATTCGTGAGGGTGCTCGCCACCATGGCAACCTTCTTCTGAATCTCCTTGAAATACTGTGGCACCACGTTCCAAATGTCTTTATTGCTATACTTTTGCGAGTAGTCGATGTACGCCCGGATGCACTTGAGCATGATGGCTGGCAGTTCGTCGTTCAACTTGGCGTCTAAGTTTGGGTCCGCGTCCTTGACTTGCTTGCTAAAATTCCACGGGAGGATGCGCCGGAGGATGGACCCGGAGTTGTCCTTCCACCCAGGCACCTCGTTTCCACCCAGCACACCCGGTGTGCGCCACTCCATGCTTCGAGCTTGGGCGTGTTTCACCGCGATCGAGACGTCTTCACCGGAGACCAGCGACTGGAACTCAGCCTGCTCCAGGGCGAGGTCGCCCTTCACCTCGGGGGCTATGAACAACAGTGCGTCGCAGATGGAAGACAGACCGAACTTCTTCTCGATGTTGTTCGACAACGTCTTGACGTCCTCAGATTCGTAAAACTTTTTAAACACCTTTGTGATGAGGGTGGATTTACCGGAACGCGCCACCCCCTTTAAGAAACCTATCACCTGCCAGTGGTCCAAGTCCCCGGTGTCGTAACACAGGCGACCGCCCATCACGTACATCCACTTGCACACGTCCACCTCAAAGCCTTGGTAGTCCATGATGCTTTGAAAGTATGGGGTTGGGATGTCGTACCAGTCCGACACGTGGGAGTAGTCCTCAAAGTATTGGTCGAAATATTTGCAACTCACCTTGGTCGGGTCCAAACACATGAATTCCTTGCTCTCGTACGGATAAAACTTGCAGTCGTACACACCTTGTTCCGGGCACCACACCTTTCCCAGGAAGACCCCGTTCTTGAACGACCACATGTGTCGGTCCTTTATGATTTCCGGAAACTGGGAGTCGTGGCACGAAGACAGGTGACGAATCACGTCGTCGATGCCCCGACCCTTCGAGGTGATGTCCTGCCAGAAATCAAAGTTGATGTCCTTGTCCGCGAACTCGTGAACGAACGCCTTGATCGTGTGCGTCGGCTTCCACGCGCGCGTGTAGTGCCCCTCGCTTCGTCGCTGAATCATGCAGTTGTCCTTGTACCGTCGCATCTCCTTCCGGTAGGTCTCGTTGAGACACGCCACGATCGCCCGTTGGTGTGGGTTGCACTTGTCTAGCTTGACCGCGTCCATCGGGTTCGCGTCGAAATACTCCGGGTCGGCGTCGAACTTGTCCGGTTGGTTTCTCGGGTCCGATATGCGCTGCCCCGCCTTAAAGTAGAAGCGCACGTTCTTGAATCCCTCGTCCACTTGTTTTATCAGGCGACACAACCGCTCGCTAAGCATGAGACCGGCGCCCCCCGCGTCGCTCTCATCCGGCAACTGTGTGGTGATCTCCAGCGCCTTCACTCGAGATGCGACGTTCTTCAGGAACCCGAGCTCACGGTCACGCTTCGTGTCCACGATGCGCATCTGTATGTCCCTCGGGAATCCGGTCTTCTCATCGATCTCTTCTGGGGCGAAGAACTGAGTGAAGCCGAGCCGAGAGAACGACACGTTGTTGCAGTGCTCCGGCAGGAGTTTCCACTTCGCCTCCAGCGCGCGGACTACTTCAATGATCTTGTTTGCGTCGAGAGTCTGAATCTGATTGTACTTTTGTTGTAAATCAGACTCTCCACGGTTGGGCTCTTTGTCAATGAAATGTGTCGCCATAATTTTTCCTAATTGTATATCGAACCGTACCTTTATTTGAGAAATTATTTACTCGCCTCTAAAATTCTTCAGGGCTGAAAAAATTTTAATCAAAATTCTGTTTTGATTTTCGAGTTGGGTGGCGATGTTGACCAGAGCGCTCGGGATGGTGTCCCCGTCCGGGGTCGTGAGTACGTTCACCAGCATATCCGTCATGTCGCTCACCGGATCAGCGATCATGTCTTCATCAAACTCATCATCGAATTCCTCGTCGCCTTCCTCCTGAATTTCATCCTCCTCCTCTTCGGAAAATTCTTCTTCGTCGGTGACGACGATCTCGCCCTCCTCGATATCGTCCTCAATGTCTTCGTCCTCAGGGCGTTGCATGATTTATGATTGTCCTAGAAAATGGTAATCGGATTTTTGGCGCGAGGGTACCGGGTGACATGCGTCAGGACAGGAGAGATCACCCAAAATTATTTTCTCTGTGTATAGTACAACAACTCTCAACATGGCTGGTGGCCTCATGCAACTCGTCGCGTACGGCGCGCAAGACACGTACCTCACTGCGTCTCCTAAGGTGACCTTCTTCCAAGCGGTTTACAAGCGTCACACGAACTTCGCGATGGAAGTCATCGAACAAACCGTCAACGGTACCCCGGCTAACAACGGTCGTGTGTCCGTTACGATCGCTCGCAATGGTGACTTGATCGGTGAAATGTACGTCGAAATGGTCGCCGCGTCCCTCAACACGTCCTCCGTCGCCGGTCTCGGCACGTCGTGGGCGGCTGAGCGTGCGATTAAGGACGTTGAATTGTCCATCGGTGGTCAGCGCATCGACAAGTGCTACCAAAAGTGGTGGCGTTTGTACTCTGAGCTCTACTTGGACTCCTCCAAGAAGGCTCAGTGGGGTAAGATGACGTCCGGCTCCGGTAACAGCGTTTACTTGCCGCTCATCTTCTACTTCAACCGCAACCCGGGTCTCGCTCTCCCGCTTATTGCTTTGCAGTACCACGAAGTCCGCCTCGACTTCGACCTCTCCAGTGAATTCTCCGGTTACACGGATGGTTCCACTTTCAAGGTCTGGGGTAACTACATCTACCTTGACACCGAAGAACGCCGCCGATTCTCGCAAAAGGCGCACGAATACCTCATTGAACAAACGCAACACACTGGCACGGACACCGTCACGCAAAACGGTACCAAGCAAGTTCGTTTGTCCTACAACCACCCGGTGAAGGAACTCGTCTGGTGCTTCAACGACGGTACCGTCGGTAACGCCGCCGCGTGGAACTTCACTTCCAACTCTGACAACGATTCCATTGTCCTCGAAACCGATCCGACTGCGCTCGCTGACTCCAACGCGTTCGTCCCGGTCGAACAAGTTGGTGCCCCGCTCTACGCCGTGGGTACCGGTGGCTCCGGTCAGCGCTGGATTGAAGAAGGCACGTCCGGTTCCTACGGTCCGCTTTCGGAATTCAAGCTCGTCCTCGACGGTCAAGACCGCGCCAAGGCTCAAGACGGCAAGTTCTACAACCAAGTCATGCCGTACATGCACCACTCCGGTACCCCGTACCCGGGTGTGTACTGCTACTCGTTCGCCCTCCGCCCGGAAGAGCACCAACCGACTGGCACGTGCAACTTCTCGCGCATTGACAACGCGCAAGTCTCCGTCACCCTCAAGAACACGGCGAAGACTACCATGCACATGTTCGCGACCAACTACAACGTCCTCCGCGTGCAATCCGGTATGGGTGGCCTTGCTTTCTCCAACTAAGAGATTCGTGGCTACATTTTAGTATAAATATATCAAAAATTAAGATGATTCATAATCAAGCATCTTAATTTTTGTTTTGCAAATATGTCTAACTTATACGTCTTCGAGGTTACAGCACTTACCCTTGATGCGGTACCCCTCACCCTCCGGATTCTTCACCAACTCCATAGCCGTCAACACCTTTGGATAACAGTCGATTTTCTCCAAGTGCATGCTCTTGAAAAAGTTTCCCTCGGCGGACCGGCTCGGGTTCTCCGACAACTTGTCTTCGCACGAGTCCTCAACAACCTTTCTCGAGGAACACTTGTAATCGCTCTTCATCTTTTCACCCACCTGCTTGAACTTGTATTCCGTGAGCGGGGACGTTCTGCAATTCATGTTGTACACTTTTTGTGCCGAATCAAACCACGCGTCACCGTCATTGTTCAGGGTCTCGCTGTCAAGTCTTTCGACGGGTTCGGTCGATTTCGTCGTACCGTCCACCGGATCGGAGATTCCTTGGACACACCCACTTTCGAAGTAATAGTTCCCGTTCGGTAAAACGACTCGCACGTCGTTTCCGTTCTCGTCTTGTTGTGTGTAACGAGAGTAGTGACGTCTCAAATACGTGCTCGACAGTGCGCCTTGGTTTCCACACGACACGCCCATGTTTTGAATGCCGTCGACTTCCTTCTTAAACGGGTTGCGCACGTGTTGGTGACTGTACGCCAACTTCTTGACACCGTACTTGGCGAAGAGGTAGTCCTCGATCTTTTCAATCTCTTGCCCGGAGAGTTCACGGTCGTAGAACAAGACCTCGGCGACTGCCCACACAGATTTCTCACCGTGCTGACCGTAGTTCGAAGCGCGCGCTTCGCCGTAGTTGATCGTCATCTGACCGGGTGTGAGCGCGGACAGGTTCGGGAGACCGCTTCTCTGCACACCATTGAACCGGTAGAGGGTCTTTTGATCGGTGTTCACCGAGAACTTGTTAAAGAAGGTCTTGTTAACACTTCCGTGCGTGATCGCACCGGAACCGTTTCTGTGCGCCCACCCAGTCTTGCCACCATGTGCACCGGAGACGAAGCCGTTGTCGGTGCCATCGAAAATTCTCCCCATTCCAGGGGCGGCATAATCCACGATCTGCTCAGTGTTGTATCTGGAGACGTGAAACATGGTGAACTTTCGCCCGGTGGTGAGGACTTCGACCGGGAACTTTAAACCGTCGTTCTCGGTGCCGATGACGTACTTCTGATTGTTCGAACCCCGGTCACCCTCGATGCTCTCCGGACTGCCCAACACGTCTACGGCGTGGTTGTCGTTGCCACTGATGTCGTTCCACTCCCCGGTGTCGTTGTCGAAACTCGACCCGGTGAACCACCCGACGAGACCACCGATGGAAGAGGGCTTGAACTTACCACTCTCCTCTGGGACGGAAAACTCCACCATGGAAAAGTCTTCCTGAAGTTCTTCTTCTTCGTCCTCCTCGGGGAGTTGAATGTTGACGTCCATTCCGATGTCTTCCGGTGGAATGTCTTCTAACGTTGGTGCGGCGACCGGTCCGGGACCGGCGTCGAAACCTCCGGATAGGTAGAACGCCGCGATCGCGATGACTAAGACTAGTATCCCAATGATGATGGCAATCATAATCTATACTTTACAATTACATTTTTTTTACATGTCTTCTAAGTTGCAACACTGGTATTTGTACTTGTACTTTCCATCCTCTTCCACGAACCGGAGTCTGGTCATCGCCTTCTGCCCACAGTTCATCTGTACGTTGTTGAGGGAGGCGTTGAGGTTTCTCTCGGCGGGGTTGATCTCCACGCTCTCGTCCGTGCACGAACGAGCGGAGAGGGGCGCGCTGTGACACGAGTACTTGGTGCGCACCTTGGTCCCGTTCGACGCCTCCTCGAACGTGTACCCACCGATGCCCTTGTCCTCGCAGTCCAAGTTCATGAGGGTCTGCCATCCCTCCCTCCACGGCTTGTTCGTGTTCACGTACTCGGTTTGTTTTTCGTCGACGGACCCATCCAAACCTTGGATGCACGAGTTGTCAAACTGTCTGCGTCGGAGGGGTCTCCCGATCCTGTCTTGGTGACGGATAAGTCGGTTAAAGTACATAACCCCTTCCTCACCGCACTGGGCGCCCATGTTGTTGAGGCGCTCGAGGTCGTCGCCGTCATCGGCAAAGTTAAACATGTTCACACCGGGGCGGATAGCCTTCAAGATGCGGTACTTCTTCATCAAATAATTCTCAATCTTTCGAATCTGGTCGAGATTCAACTCACCCCTGTAGAAGATGACCTCCGCCACCTCCCAATCGCTCTTCTCTTCCGGGGCGTCGCCGTCGTTGATGGTCAACTGGGACGGGATGTTGGCGGAAAAGTTCGTGGCGCCGCTTCGGTGAAGACCGTTCAGGCGGAACATGTGCTTCTGGTCCGTGCTCACGATGAAGGACGGGTCTCTGGTGGGCTCGATGTTGTGTGCGATCCACCCGCTTCCGGACCGGTGGGCGCCCCCGATCTTTCCGTCGTAGAACCCGGAGACGAAATCGTTCGTCGTGCCTTGGAAGATGCGACCGAAGGTCGTGCCCTTGCCGTACCGGGCAACGTGGAACAGGGTGTACTTTCTACCGGTCGTCATGCACGCCTGTGGGAACTTGAGACCCGCCGTGGTGTCGCCGAAGACGTACTTGACGTTGTTCGAGGAATCGTTGGACGTGGACTCGATCGTCCCGGTGATGTCCGTGACGTCGTTTCCTTGTCCGGAGAGGTCCTTCCACACGTTTTGCTCTTCGTCCCACGAGTCACCGTTGAACCATCCGACGCATCCGGAGACGTCCGTGGGCTTCTCCACCTTGGGCGCGCTCTCGGAGACCTCCTCGTTCACGGTCTCCGTGTTCAGGTTCTCCACATCGGAACCCTCCTCAATGGGAAGCACCGTGTCCCCGGTCCCGGTGGACTCCTCCGACGTCGATTGGACCACGGCGTCCCCGCCGTCACCGGCGAACAAGAAGAACGCCAAGAGGAGGACGACGACGATTCCGACGATTATCACAATCGGATCCATTTCTTCTGGTATAATCTTACGTGAGATAAAAAATTAAGTTGTATATTATTTAAAACATGATCGACGTGTACACCGACGGAAGCGCCTTGGGGAACCCCGGTCCCGGTGGGTGGGCGTGCGTGGGTCCGGGGTTCGAACTCATCGGCGGCGAAGCGCGAACCACGAACAACATCATGGAGATGACCGCGGTGGCGCACGCGCTCGAAAAGTGCATAGATTTGGGGATCACCAAGGTGAAGGTGCACACCGACTCCACGTACGTGCAGAAGGGAATCACGTCTTGGATCCACGGGTGGAAGAAGAGGGGATGGACCACTTCCAACGGTGCGCCCGTGAAAAACCGGGAACTGTGGGAAAAGATAGACCTCCTCCGGTGTAACATGCACGAGGTGGAGTTTAAGTGGGTCAAGGCGCACGCCGGAAACGCTCTCAA